CTATTTCTAGTTTGTTTTCGAACTTATCATCTAGTAACTCTCGCTTGTGAGAGATAATGAATATGTTCGTTTCATCTCCTAAAGTATAGATGATCTTCATAAGATTATCCACACCTTCGTGATCCAAAGACGAGTCAAAAGTCTCGTCAAGTATAAGAAGATTAGTTGCAACACTATTCTTCATCTTAGCTATCATACGCCAAGTAAAGAGTAATGCTAAATCGATACGTTGCTTCTCTCCTTCTGAGAATGAATCATATGAGAAAGTATCTCTAAACCTAGATCTAATAGTCTCTTGAAATGATTCATCTAAGTTAAACGAAACATAGAAGTCAAGTATATCAAGATATTGATTACAAAGCTTGTTTATTACTGGAAGATATTGCTTTACAATCTTAGTCTTAATTCCAGTGTCTTTGAGCATTGTACTCATAATAACATTATAGTTTAATTGCTCACTAAGTGCAAGCTTTTCTTCGATTAAGTTATTACCTGTAAATATAAGATCATCTAACTCCTCTACAGCCTGTTCCATATCTACATTACTATCTAACTTACCTATCTCTTCTTGGGTGCGATCAATAGAAGACTGAAACTGAGCAATAGATTTATTATTAGCTGCTAGTTCACTTTGATGCGTTCTACATATATCAATAATGTTTAATGCAGAGGATAGAGCTTCTTGAGCTTCTCGTAGTCCTTCATCTGCTTTATTAATTCCCGCTTGAAGTTCCTTTGCTCTGCCTTTACCTTCCAAGATATGGGCCTCTTTTGTATCCTCAGTGATTGCTTGATCACAGGTCGGGCAGATATCATTTTTCTCGAAGAACTGGACTTCTTTAACGATCTTCTTGACTTCAATGTTAAATTTGGTCTTATAGGCTTCAAGCTCTTTGATTTTAGCTTCGCGTTGTCCTCTCTCCACATCTGCATTCGGTAGTTGAGATTGAATGGAATCACTAAGCTCTTCGTTCTTTCCATGTAGAGTTTTGATTTCATCCTGGAAATCTGAGATGAGTTTGAGCTTCTCTTCCCTTTGCTCTTTGTTAATCGCTTTGATGTCTTTAATATATTTCTTCTGTGCATCAATTTTAGTGCTTGTGACGGCATGCTGATGAGTAACATCTTTAATCTGATCCTTCAATAGAGATGTCTTTTCTCTAAGAATACCATTCATCTTAGAGAATACATTAATGTCCAGAAGATCCTCGATAACATCTCTTCGATTCATAGAGCTTAGCTGCATGAAAGGAATGAAGGAGGAGGAGCCCAGCACTACGATCTGATGAAAGCTTTTATGATTAAGCTTCAAGATGTTTTGCTCGAGGATCTTCTGGTACTCTTTGGCATGAGATGATTGATTAATCATCGTCTCGCCTTTCCAGATCTCAAATACGTTAGGTTTAATACCTCTAACGATTCTGAAATCTGATCCGTGTACATTGAACGTTACTTCAACTACACAGTTCTTATTATTGATCGAATTAACTAACTGGGGTTTAGATATATTACGATGAGCTTTTCCAAACAAAGCAAAGCTCAAAGCATCTAACATAGTAGACTTACCTGCACCGTTAGATCCTACTACTAGAGTAGTTTTATTCTTCGCTAAGTCTAACGAAGACCAGTTGTTACCGGTTGAAAGAAAATTCTTCCACTTCAGAGTTCTAAATGTAATCATGCTATTTCTAAGGTCTGCGCTTCCAACATAAGATCTGACATCTGAGATTTAATCTTATCTTTATCAAGATCTGTCTCTACAGCGTCTATGTAAGTATATAATAAAGTAGAAGTATCTTCAACTGATATTTCACTATCTTCTACATTTTCTCCAACAAACTCGTTAAAATTTTCTGCTATCTTAAGTTCAAGTATGTTACGTTGTTGCAATCTATCAATAAACTTATCAAACACAAACGTATCAGATTTATTGATTACAACTACCTTAATGAACTTGCCTTCTACATCATCCATAGGATAATGGAGGTAATCACGATCACTGTCATCATATCGGATACGATGGAAGAGAGTATGTGGATTATGTATAGGAGTAAGCTCCCTAGTCTCGGTGTCAAGTATGTGAAAGTATTTCTTATCGTGTGCGTCATTCCAAAAGAACTCCATTTGTGATCCAAGATACTCAATATTACCTTGCATTGACTTAGTATGAAAATGACCGGATAATACTTTCTCAAATCGTTTAAAGATAGCTGGTTTTAATCCATGCTCACATTTACGTCCCTTCATCATCTCATAGCCTTCGATATCGAAGTGACCTCCAAGCCAATCACATTTAGCATTAGCAATAAAGTCTAATGAGGTTGATTCATTATCAGCTGAGATCCAAGGTACTAATCCCATCTTGAATCCATCATAATCCATCACAGTAGGTTCATGAAGTATATTTACTTCGTTCATATAGTGACCTAGCAGCTCTTTAAGACTGTTAAGTTCGTTAGTATTCTTATAGTATGTGTCATGATTACCACAGATGATATCCATGGTGATACCATACTCTCTTAACGGTTTAAGAAAGTGATTGCGGTTACGGTTAAGAGCACGGAAGTTGATAAACTTCCTGTTATCATAGTAATCACCAAGATGCACAATATGCTTAATATTATGTTCCAGAAGATAAGGAAACAATACATCAGAATAAAATTTCTCTGCGTTATCGAGAAATATGTCAGAGCTATTGCGAGTCCCACAATGAGTGTCATTTAGTATGCATAGCTTCATTCATAATGCTCCACTCTGGATACCAACCAAGGTCTCGCAGGTACTGAACATTTGCTTTCGTATGTATTCTCTCTCCTTGAGGATTCTCATATCTTATCTCTCCATCCCAATCAAATATCTTCTGTGCCATATCTAATACGCTCACAGTTTCTCCATTACCAATATCAAGTACTTTCTCATCTATTATAGACCAATTTGATATAATAGTCAAGATAGCATTGCATAAATCTTCTACATGAATCCAGTCTCTAGTATGAGAAGCATTAATGTATGTTACTTCTTTATTTTGTAGCTTCTTATAAAGCATATCATTTCTACCAGGCCATACAGTATGGAATCTCATACCTTTAGCATTTTCATAATGAGCTGCAGTAACTTCATTCATCATCTTAGTAGCAGCATAAGGGTTACCCCACCACTCATATGCATTAGAAGAAGAGGCATACAGTACCTTATTACTATGTACAGATCCAAATGATAGTGCATGTTGAGTGCCGATCACATTATTATTGTAATAAAGCTCAGGGTCATCAAATGAAGCTCTTACCCCTGCTAGAGCTGCTAGGTGAATAAGTACGTCCCAATTAGAAGCACTATATCTATACCAATGAGTTTTATTAGTGACGTCTCCTTTAAAGCAAGTAATGTCTGCTCTATCTTTAAAGTGATCAATAAGAAACGATCCAATAAAACCTTCATGCCCTGTTAATAATATCTTCATATAAAATTTCCTAGATCTGAATCAACGCTTGTGACTCTCTTCTTGCGTTTCTTTTCTTCTTGAGCAAAGACTTTTACTTCATCATCTTTCTCTTTTACTTTATCAATACGATCTTTTAGCTGGTCAACAAAAGCTCTTACTACTTGAACTGACTGACTATCATCTTGATTAGTAGCAATGTATTCTTCAAGACCACTCTGAGAAAGGTATTTCAGTTTAACATCTTGTTGCTTCTTTTCTTTTGCAATACGACGAAGAAAAGCGTACCATGAGATCTGAGTGAAATATGCGAACGCGTTAGGATTACCTGTCCGTGTAGCTGCTTCTACATTATAATTCTCAATCGCTCGAAGACAATTCTCTACAGCATCCATAACCATCTCTTCGCGATATGTGTATCGAATAAAGTTTGATTTGTGGGAGAGACCTTCTGCAATCTTAAGAAAGCAAGATGCAATATAATTAGGTACTACAGGAAGTGTTTCTTCTTTGCTTTGAGCTTCATTAAGTACTCGTACATAATCCACAACAGCTTGAGAAAACTCCTTGTTGTTTACATAATGAATACTAGCTCTTTTTGATCTTGCCATTGTAAATTCCTTCAACTCATTATATTATAATATAAAATTTTATTGTTGGCAACTGAAAAAAACAGTTGCATTTCTCGCGAAAGCCCATATAATCATATAGCGATATGGGGAGGGGGGATATATTAGTGTAACTTACCTTTATCAAATAGGGAGATTACGTTATCACCTGTATCTGAATCATACTCTGTTGACTCATTAGTAACAGCTCTAAGGTTAGCAATCATTCTTCTCATCTGTTTTATTTCTGCACCATCACTATCAGCTGATAGTTTTTCATCGTCTTGCTCAGAAGCTATAGCTCTGTAATATTGTTCAAGTAAGAGTTTGTCTGGTTTCGCTTCCCCAATGATATGATTATAATTAAGCAATTGGAAGTATTCTTCGTTAAGTTGAAAGGACATCCAAGGTCTGAAAGAATAGTACCTAAAACCTTCTTTGATATTTTCTGACCGGACCACCATCATAGCATTCCTAACTACAATGTACATATCCTCATCATTAGATGGTTCTTGTACAACTTGAGCTACTATCTCATCACCATTAGATAATCTAAACTGTGTATAAGTCATTTTATATCTACCCTTACCATTTTATAATTAAACTGCTCTTTCTCATATATCTTAACTCGTTCAATAGAATGAATCAAGGCAAAGTTCTTTCTTGATTTCCAGTGCAGATCATCTGCGACGTCATAGAGCGTGGTTGTTCTACCGTCATCTGATTGTCGAAGACCACGTCCAATACTCTGCAGAACTTTGATTTGGGACTTGCTTGGTGAAGCGAATATAATATTATGCAAGTTGCGAATGTTAATACCAGTGCTGAAAGTTCCCATGGAAGCGACGATGATTGCATTGTCTTGTTTTTCTACTATACCTCTAATAGCTTCTCTATCTGCTGTATCGGTATCACCTGATACAAAGAATACCTTTCTATTTTCATCTACCTTATTATTTATCTGTTCAAATAAAGGCTTTCCATGCTTATCCACAAGGCGAAATAAGACGAGAGTATTGCCTCTAGCATCAATAGCCAGATTGCGAATGAGCCTATTACGAGCATCATTTCCAATAATGAAGTCAATCTCGTCTTGATAGTCTCTCTTTCCAAAGTTTTTTCTTACCTCTTCTGAATAAGTTAATAATAGCACTTTAATATCTAGCGGGGCTAAAGTCTCATTGTCTTGTAATTCTTTAGTTGTAGTAACTTTATAGACTGGTCCAAATAACCCTTCAAGCATAAGCTTGTGAGTCTGAGTACCATCTAATGTACCTGTTAAACCGTATCTATATTTAGCTTCGGTAGATTTATTCATTATAGAAGAAAGAGATTTAGATTTAAATCCATGACACTCGTCTCCCACAACCATTCCAAACTGCTTAAACCACTTGGCAGGTAACTTATAAATAGATTGCCAGGTAGATATGATGACCCGTTTGTTAGTATTTTTATCTTTACCAGAATATATTTTATGTGTGAGTTCATCTATATCCATACCATAATCTTTGAAGTCAGTATGCATCTGTTCTACTAAGGAAGTAGTTGGTACGATGAGTAATACCTTATTGTCAAAGTTTGATAGGTAGTATTTAATTAAGAGATATGCTATGAATGAGTTGCCTGAGGCAGTAGGAGATAATAAAATTGCTCGAGATCTTGTTAGGGCTTTTTCAATCGCATCGTATTGATAAGCTCGAGGCTGAAATGGAAGTGTTGCGTCAGCTAGTAAACCGTCCAGTTCAAGAGAAGGTCTTGGAGGAACCGGAAAACCATATTGATCCGACTCTTCTGTGTCAACAGAATATGACCGCTCAGCTGCAAACTTTATTAAATAAGCGTATAGCCCAGCAGAGAGCTCGCCATTTATGCGATTAAATAAACGTATTTTACCATCCCAAA